AGCGGCGAGGGATGCGATGTGCTGGGAGTGTGATGCTGGACTCCGGGTAGACGATCACGACAAGCACCACGACCTTCGGGCTCCCGACTGGGCGGGGCACTGCGCAGCCACCCCCATCCGCTCCCTACTCGCCAGCCTACCGGAGGGCACGTAATGGGCTGGGGCGACTGCGGCACCGACTCACTTGGCCGGCCCATCGGCTACGTGTTTGAAGCAACGTGCGACTTCGGCGGGTGTCTGGCCAGGATTGACCGCGGCCTCTCCTATGCCTGCGGCGGCATGCACGGAGACGACGAGACCTCGTGTGAACTGTACTTCTGCCCGAAACACATCTGGACCCACGAGTGCAGCCTACCGGAGGAGCCATGACGAAAGACTACCAGACTGAGACCCCCGAGGAAGCACGGGCGCGGCGAGAGCAGTTTGCCGGCGCGATGACCCTGCGGATGGCCCACTTTCCCGAGTCGTCAAAAACGACGCAGATGTTCATAGCCGGCGAGATGGAGGCGGAGCGCACGGCCGGCGAAGCCCACGCCATTGCGTGCATGGAAGCCGGCGAGGCCCATGGAGCCCGACTGGAGAGAGCGCGAAAAGAGGAGATCACCCCCTGCGAGGGGATTCGCTTCCACCAAGAGGGCTGGGCCGCCGGATACCGCCACGGGCTGGAAGCGGCGAGGGATGCGGTGGTGCTGGTGTGCCCGGAATGCGTGGTGGCCATACAGGAGACAGACGAGGAGGGGTGTTGCCTCGCCTGCGGGATCGACGTGCACCGTGACGAAAACGACGCGGAGTACCCGTGGCTCCAAACCGTGAACGCCATCGGTAGACTGATCGCCAGCCTACCGGAGGAGCCATGAGAAACCTGGACTACGCCGATCGCGATGGGCTCCTCTCGTTGATTGACGAACTACGGGAGCGGGTCACGGACGGGGAACGGGAGTGTTACCTGCTGGCCGGCCAAGCCTCCACACTAGTCGACGCGGTGGCGGTACTCGGGGCGGAGCGGGACGCGTTGCGGGGGCTGTTGCAAAAGTCGCACGCGCACGTGTACCGCCAGCAAGGCCACGGGAAACACGAGCAAGATCGGGCCGACGCCGCGGATCTACTTCCAGAGATCGATGCCCTGATCAATCCAACGAGGCCAACATGAGACGCGATCAATTCGACCCGGATGGCACGTTCGCCGAACGGGCGTGGGCCGGCGCGTCGCGTGCGTGTTTCCCCACACTCGTTATGGCGTGTCTGTTCGCGATGTGGTGGCGCATGGCGGGGTGTGTGGCGTGACCGGGCCCGACTACATCCTGACGATCACGTGTGGCGCCTGCCCCGTTCAGTATCAGGGCCACCTACACGACGGCCGGGCCTGGTACTTCCGAGCCCGCAGCGGCGGCTGGGCCCTGCGCGTGTCGGTCGAACCCATGCCAGAGATCGCCGATTCGGTAGTCGTCGAGCCGATTTTCGCCGAGGGTGACGACCCCTTCGGTGGGTGGATGCCCCACGCGGTCGCCGACCCCCTGATCCGGGCCCTACTCACCCTGGCCGAGGGTGACCCGTGAACCGCCCCGTCCCTCTCCCTGTGCTCTCCGAGCGTCCGGCCTACCGTTCACAGTGCGCCCGCGCGGAACGTCCCTGCGCGTGGGTCTCATGCCGCTATCACCTGTTCCTCGACGTAGGCACCGACGGCCGCCTTCTCCTGAATCGCATGTTCGTCGAGACCTCCGGAACCTCGATAGCTGCAGCCCTGCACCGCATGCCAGCGACCTGCGCGCTTGACGTTGCGGACCTTGGCGCCCACACCCGCCAGGAGGTCGCCACGTTGCTCGGGAGCCACGCCGGCCTTGTGCGCCACACCGAGCAAGCCACACGCGGAAGGCTCTCTGCGGCGTTTTTGCGCTTGCACAGGGACACCGGGTTACCCTTGGACGTGTAATGGGCGAGCAAGAGGACACCGGCAGGAGGGACGGGAAGGACGGCAGCGAGTGGCGTGGGGAGCGACCGCAAGGCCGCAAGCTGACGCCGAAACAGATCCGGTTTTGCCGTGAGTACATCGTCGACTCGAACGGGTCGGCCGCGGCGAGGAGAGCGGGCTACTCCGAAAAGCACGCGTCGAACCAAGCTTGCCGGCTCCTCGCCATGCCCCACGTTGTCGCCAAGCTGGACGAACTCGACGCTGAGGTAGCAGCCGACCTGTACTGTTCGGCGAAGCAGATCGTTCTGGGCCTGGCAGCGATCGCGCTCGATGGGAGCGAGCCAGCATCGGCGAGGGTGAGAGCCTTCGAGCTACTCGGGAAACGGAGCGGGATGTTCGTCGACCGCCAACACCATGAGGGGTCGTCCGTTGCTTCCGTCGTGATCCAGGTTCCGTCCAATGGTCGCGAACCTGCAACGGTCGGAGCAAACGACGGGGGCACCGTAGGGAAAGAGGGTAGCACGCAGAACATACAAACCCGCAAGGATGCCGCTGACGGTGAGTGAGCCCGCGGAGATCGTCGTTCGCCCGCAACCCGGACCACAGGAAGCGTTCGCAGCATGCGGCGCGGACGTGGTGTTCTACGGCGGGGCAGCCGGCGGTGGGAAGTCGTGGGCCCTGCGCTTCGAGGTCATGCGGGGGATCCACCTGCTAGGCTACACGGGGATCATTTTCCGGCGCACGTCACCCGAACTCACGGCCCCCGGCGGGATGTGGGATCAGGCCGAAGAACTCTACTCGGCGACCGGTGGCGTATCACGGGATCACCCCCGGCTAGACTGGCGCTGGCCATCGGGAGCCGCGGTCAAGTTTTCGCACCTGCAACTGGAGAAGGATAAGAAGGCGCACCAGGGGGCCGAGTATTGCTACGTGGGTTTCGACGAACTCCCACACTTTACCGAAACGCAGTTCTGGTACCTGTGGTCCCGCAACCGTTCGGTGTGTGGAATGCGGCCCTATCTCCGAGCGACGATGAACCCTGAGCCCGACTCGTGGGTTCGCAAGTTCATTGACTGGTGGATCGGTGCAGACGGGCTCGTGATCCCGGAGCGCTCCGGTGTGATCCGTTGGTTCATCCGGCTCGACGATGAGATCGAATGGGCCGACGAACCTGGCGACCTGATCGCACTGCAGGCGCGGCGCGGTCTCACCGGGAGGGACCTACACGATCCCCAGTCGTTCACGTTCATTGCTGCGAACCTCGACGATAACCCTGCGCTGACCTCGAAGGATCCCGGGTACCGCGGACGACTGCAGGCGTTGTCCCGTGTCGAGCGAGCCCGGCTACTCGGGGGCGACTGGAACATAAAGCCAGCCGCGGGCCTGATCTTCCAGCGCGCATGGTCACCGCGTCTCACCGTCGAGCCCCGGGGCATCGTTCAGCGCGTGCGGTGTTGGGACCTCGCTGCTACCAAGCCCACGAAGAAGAACAGGGATCCCGACTGGACCGTGGGCGTTCTGATGGGCGCCATGCGAGATGGCCGCTTCGTGATCCTCGACGTGGTCCGGATGCGCGGCTCCCCTGGCGAGGTCGAGGCCACGGTACAGCGGACGGCGCTGGCCGATGGCCGCGAGGTTACGGTTGGCCTGTGGCAGGATCCGGGCCAGGCCGGCAAGGCCCAGATCCAGCACTACACGAAGAAGGTCCTACGGGGCTTCGCGGTCAAGGTCACGGTGGCGCGCGAGGGGAAGCAGACATACTGGAATCCCGTCTCTGCCGCCATGGAGAACGGCTTAATCGATCACATGGAGACGGTGTCCGACAAGTTCTGGGGGGTTCTGGAGGAAGCGCCAGACGGCTCCCACGATGACGACGCCGACGCGCTGGCGTTGTGCCATATACTCACGGCGTCAAGGCCGGTCTACGGCTACCACCCTGCACCCGCCGATCGTTCGAGACTGGAGATCTGATCATGCCCCTGCTGGACCACAACGGAAACCCCGTCGAGACCTCCGAACTCAAAAGGGTGATCGCCGATCCCACGGTGAGTGGTGTACGCCGCCCGCTCCCCGAAGAGAGTTTTGCCTCGGGGCTCACACCGGCCAAGCTTGCCAGCGCGATCCGTCGAGCCGACACGGGGGACGCGTTCGATATGCTGACCCTGGCGCAGGAGATCGAAGAACGGGATCCGCACTATGGGTCTGTGCTCGGTACTCGGAAGCTAACCGTCGGCGGGCTGCCGGTGTCGGTGACCGCTCGAAGCGACGACGCTCGGGATGAGGAGGTCGCCGACTTTATCCGCAAGTTCACGCAGGAACCGATCTTCCGCTTCCTGTTGTCAGACTTGCTCGACGCGATCGGCAAGGGATACGCGGTCGCCGAGATCATGTGGGACACGTCGGGGGCGCAGTGGCTCCCGAGTTCGTTCGAGTGGCGCGATCCTCGATGGTTCAAGTTTGACAAGGCCGACGGGAAGACGCTCCGCCTTCGGGATGACACGGACCCCGAGAACGGGATCCCCCTGGCGCCGTTCAAGTTCATAGACCATCGAGCCCGGTTGCGGTCAGGGCCGACGGTGCGCGACGGTCTCGCCCGGCCGTGTTCAATCATGTACATATACAAGTCGTTCGGCGTGCGCGACTGGATGGCCTACTCGGAAGTGTTCGGGATGCCGATCCGTTTGGGCAAGTACCCGATCGGTGCAACGAACGAAGATGTCGAGACGCTGAAAACCGCGGTCAGGCAGATCGGTACCGATGCCGGTGCAGTGATCCCGGAAGACATGAAATTGGAACTGGTTCAAGCGTCGACCGGCGGCGGCGGGGGCGGTGACCTGTTCGAGCGGCTGGCGAACTGGCTCAATAAACAACAGTCCAAGAACGTACTCGGCCAGACCATGACGGTGGAGGACGGCTCCTCCATGGCTCAGGCCCAGGTACACGCCGAGGTCCGTGACGATCTCGTCGACTCGGATGGGTTCAAGCTGTCGGCCACCCTGGCCTTGCAACTGTTCCGCCCGATGGTCCACCTAAACTATGGACCCGACACGGAAGTTCCGATCGCATTCATCGGCCGGGAGGAGAGCGAGGATCTCCAGGCGTTCACGGAAGCCGTCGTCCCCTTGATGGATCGCGGTCTACAGATCGCGGTGGGGGATGTCCGGGAGAAATTCAAGATCCCCGCGCCGGAAGACGGGGTCGACATCCTGGGGAAGGCGCCAGGCGTCGAGGGTGAGGAGCCCGAACCGCCGCCAGTGCCACCGACGCCGCCCACGGATGACGACCCCGAACCGGAGCCCGACCCGGAGGACGACCCCGACGCAAACCGGAGGTTCGGGGATGGCCCCGGATCCAATCTCTCCGCCGCGGCAACGCGGGCCGAGTTCATCGCCGAACAGCGAGCGATAGGAGCAGACGAACAGCGGGCCCTGCACTCGGAAGCAAACCCCGACACGATCGACGAACTCGAACAGGAGGCCCTAAAAGATTGGCGCCCCATGCTGACCGACATGGAGAAGGCGATCGAGAAACACGCCGCGGCCTCTAGCAGCTACGCCGAATTCAAGAAGGGCCTCCCCGCCGTGTTGGCTGGGGCCAGCCTCGACGAGATGATTGACCGGCTCGCGACGGAAACGTTCAAGTCGCGGGGCCTCGGCGACGCCACCGACAAGGTGTGACCATGGCGAAGGTCCGCAAGATCACGAACACCGACACCGACGCCGGCCGTACCCTGTGGATGTTCGAGTGCCCGGGGTGCAAGTTCTATCATTCGTTCGACGACCGTTGGGAGTTCAATGGGGATACGGATAGCCCGACGTTTTCGCCGTCCCTACTCGTGAGGTCGGAGCGGTACGAAACCGGCGAGAAGACGCCGACCCGGTGCCACTCGTTCGTCACCGACGGGAAGATCCGATTCCTGAACGACTGCACCCACGATCTTGCGGGGACGACCGTGGACCTCGCGGAGTTCGACCTGTGATCTGCCCCTTCTCATACACGGGGGACCATCTTCCCCGGTGGCGTGGCCTGGCCCAAGCTGCAGAGATCCTGCCAGTGCCACCCGGTGGATCCGACGCGGCGATCGTCCTGCGTGTGCGCTACCGCTGCAGCGATTGCGGGGCCACGTGGGAGAGCGACGACACCTACGCCGAAGTCGAGGGGGGACCATGAAGCGCAGCGAGTGCGTGCTTTGCAGGAGCATGGTCTACCGTCGACCCGACGGCGGCCACCTTGTCGGAGGGCCGAACGAAGATTGGATCGTCGTTCCGTGTTCGCAGTACACCGCATGCGAATTCAACGAACAGCCCGACGCGCACAACGATGACGCCACGCCGCCGAGGTCCGTATGAGACACGTTCTGGAAGCAGACCGCCACCGTCGAAAGTACGGGGTCCAGGTTCACAAAGACGACGCCGATCCAGGACCGGTCCCCCGCGACGCCGCGCAATGGTTCGACGAGAAGAAGCTGGAGCCGTCCTTCGATTACCGCGACGTGTGGAAGGAAGAACACGCGCAATCGTTCACCGTGGCAAAGGCCATGCGGAAGGATGTTCTGAGCGACCTCCGAGACGCGGTGTCCGATTCGATCGAGCACGGCCTACCCTTCGAGGAATTCCAGCGGAAGATCCAGCCGGTTATGATTGCGAAAGGGTGGTGGGGCGGAGCCATGCAAGTCGACCCGATCACCGGAGAGCCGCGGGAGGTAAAGCTGGGAAGCCCGCGCAGACTCAAAGTGATCTACCAGACCAACATGCGAACCGCCCGAGCGGTGGGCCAGTGGGATCGGATCGAGCAGACCAAAGAATCGATCCCGTTCCTGCTGTACCGGCTGGGGCCATCGCAACGCCACCGGCCCGAACACGTCGGATGGGATGGAACGTTGCTCCCTGTGGATGACGTGTTTTGGGAATCGCACTTTGCCCCGAACGGCTACGGCTGCCGCTGCCATATTCGGCAGGTCTCCCGGCGAGAGGCCGACAAGCTTGGCGGCGAGACGGCCCGCCCCGACATGACGACCCGGGCGTGGCGGAACGAGCGGACCGGTGAGACCGAGCACGTCCCCGTGGGGGTCGATCCCGCCTTCAACTTCAATCCAGGCAAGGCTCCCCGCAAGGCAGACGGGGATTCCTTCTCGCCGGTCTAAGGATACGATCCCGGGCTTTTTGCGCTTTCCCCGTGGCCGCCGCTACACTGTGGGCCGTGACGACCGCCGCGCTGTCCGATTGGATAAAGGCCCACCACACCGCCGGGGCCTTGGGCGGCGAGGCCACCACGGTGTACGGGACGGTTCGCGAGACGGTCTACGGTGAGCCGCAAGCGCTCGAACTGAACGCCACCGACGATGGCCCCGTCGTCCCATCCAAGATCCAGCTTCTTCCGAACGGCCAGCGGATCAAGGGCCGGGACGGGCGCGAGTTCAATAATCCCGATCCCGAGCACTTGGCGAAGATGTTCAAGCGGCGCGGCCAGCCGCTACCCGTCGACATCGAGCACGCCAGCGAGCACGGCGGATTCGGCGGCGTCATGGACTCCCGAGCCGTCGGATGGATCGTCGACATACAGGCGCGCAAGGGCGGGGCCGTGTTCGCTTCCGTCGAGTGGACACCGGAAGGCGAGAACCTGATCGCGAGCAAGGCGTTTCGGTTTATCTCCCCCGCGTTTTTCATGGACGAGAGCAGCAACGTCCGCGAGTTTTCCAGCGCAGCAATTACCAACCACCCGAACCTACGGCTGCGGGCCTTGAACCGAGCCGGGGGCGAACCGTCAACTACACCGGAAGTCGAACCCATGGATCCACGAATTCTGATTGCCCTCGGGCTTGCCGAAACCGCCACCGCTGACGACGCGGTGACCGCCCTGAACAATGCCCTGAACGTGCGGGACCTCGCCGTTCAAAAAGCCGCCGAACCACCCTCGCTCGCCGAGTACGTTCCCCGGGCCGACTACGTGGCCGAACAGAACCGGGCCAACACCGCGGTGACGACCCTCGCCGAGCGGGACGCCGCCGACCATGACAAGGCCGTGTGCGCCGCCGTGGACGCTGCGATCAAGTCGGCCAAGCTGACGCCGGCCCAGCGGGAACAGGCCGTCAAGATGGCCTCCGCCGACCTCGTGGCCTTCGGTGAGTTCGTCAGCCAAGCGACCCCGGTCGTCAACTCGAACGACTCGCAATCGAAGAAGACGGAGAGCGCCCCGCCCGAGTCCGGCAAGGACGCGTCGACCCTCTCACCCCAGCAACTCGAAGCGTGCAAGGCAGCGGGGATCACCCCCGAGACTTTCGCGGCAACCCCCGGCTTTCTGTAGGCCGCAACCCGCAACCCTGAAACACGAACAGGACCAAAGAAAATGGCCGCACTTACCGCAGAACGAGACACCCCCCAGCGGGGCCCCGACTCCCACCTTGTGAGCCTCACCGTCACCGACGCCGTGAAGATCTACAAGGGTTCCCTTTGTGCCGTGAACGCAGCCGGCGAAGTAGAACCCGCCACCGCCGCCACGACCCTGACCGGTATGGGCCGGGCGGTGGACACCGTCGACAACGCCGCGGACGGCGAGGTCGCCGAGATCGAGATGGGCGTCTTCCGGTGGACCAATCAGGGCGACATTACGATCGCCGACCTTCACGCCCTTTGCTACGCCTACGACGATCAGACCGTCGGCCAGACTGCAGGCGGCGCACGTTCGGCCGTCGGAACTATCGTGGACGTTGACGCCGACGGCGTTTGGGTCGCATCAACCCCGGGCACGGTCGTTTAGCCCGTCACCCCCGAACTCTGAAAGGCTAGAACCATGATCGTAGATCGTTCACTTCTCGACGACTTTTTCCGGACGCTCTCCGGCGCATTCCAGGAGGGCCTCCAGGCCAGCCCGCGCGCAGAGCAGGCCGACCTCGTGGCCACCACGATCCCCATCGGATCGAAAGAGTGGAAAGCGGGATGGCTCAAGACCTTCCCCAGCCTGCGCCAGTGGGTAGGCGACAAGGTGATCAAAAACCTTGCCGCTGATTCCTACAGTGTGTCGGTCGATCCGTACGAGTCCACCGTCGCGGTGGATCGTCACGAATTGGAAGACGCGCAGAACATGGCCGACGCGGTCGCGGGCCCGTCCAAGATCGCCAAGATCCAGGCCGACGCCGTGGCGCGGTGGAAGGTCAAACTAATCTGGGATGCGCTGGCCGCAGGAGATGCGACGGTCGGCCCGGATGGAGAGTTTTTCTTCGATACCACTCACCCGGTCGCGGGCGGCGTGGATTCCAACGTCGACACCGCTGGCGGCGGGGCTGGCGATTGGTGGCTGATGGATCTTTCCCACGCCATGAAACCGATCCTGTTCCTGGATCGCGAAGCCGCCCACGTGTTGCCCCCGCCCGGCATGGACTCGGAGCGGAACTACATGGCGAAGAAAATCCTATTCGGTATCGAGGCGAGAGCCGCGACCGGGTACGGGTTCTGGCAGACCGCCTTCCAGTCGGACGCCCCGCTGACGAAGGTCAACCTCGACGCGTTCTGGGGTCAAATGGGGGATTTCGTGGACGATGAAAGCACCCCGCTCGGAATCGTTCCGACGCACTTGGTAGTGGGCAACGGAAACCGGGCTCTCGCTCGCGACCTGATCAAGGCCGAGCGCGACGCGGCCGGGGCCACGAATACCCTGTTCCAGTCGGTCGAACTGATCCACGTTCCGTGGCTTGCGTAGGTCATGCCGTACTCCGTTCAGGCTGATCTCGAAGGCCGATGGGGGCGCGACGCGCTCCTGTTGGTCTTTGATATTGATCTGGACGGTGACCTGGCAGGCACGCCGGATCAGGCCGCGATCGATGCTGCCATCGCGGACGCGGACGCAGAGATCGATTCCTACATCGGGGCGAAGTACCCGCTTCCACTGGCCGACACGCCGCCGGCCCTGGTGCGTGTGTCGGCTGACCTCGCCATGTTCCACGGGACGCGGGACGAGCACGCGATGACGGAACTGAAAGAGAAGCGCTACGACAACGCGATCCGGTTGCTCAAGGATCTATCAACTGGCAAGGCTGACCTCGGCCTGTCGGTGTCCGTGGCGACTCAGGGAACCGGGGCGGCCACCGTGGTCGGTCTCGCCGATGGCCGGCTATTCACCCGGGAAAACATGGATGGTTTGTGAGCATCAGGATCGAAGGGATGGAATCGACGATCCGGCGGATCGAGCGGGTGATCGATCTGGAGGGCAACGGTACGCTGAACGTGATCGCCCGGATCCTTGTGACGCAAACGCAACGCCGGATACAGGACGAGAAGACGGGCCCCGACGGGGAGCCCTGGAAACCGTGGTCGAAACAGTACGCCGCCACGCGACACGGCAATCATTCCCTACTCGTGAACGAGGGCAACCTCATGGGGTCGATCTCCAGCGTTGTAGCCGGCGATACGATCGTGGTCGCACCAAACGCCCCATACGCTGGGCCCATGCAAGCCACCCGGCCCTACCTCGGGATCTCCGAGGAGAACGAGGCCGACCTATTCGACGAGATCGAGGATCACTTGCAAGGGGTGCTGAGGTCAGGGTGAGTGCGCTCGAAGTACGGGACGCGGTCGTCACGGCGATCAAGAACGACGCGATCCTATTCAGCGTCGACCCCGGGCTACCTCCCGGCCTACTCCGGTTTGTCGAGGGGTACGGCGGCAAGATCAACGACGCCAGCCTGAAACGGATCGCTTTGAAGTCGCCGGCCGCCGCGGTCGTGTGGCTTGGCGGCGACGGGCTCACGGAAGGCGGAGGCGAGAGCGTTGACGATAACTTTGCGATCTTCCTGTTCGTTGCGTCGGCCGGCAAGCGGCAAGAACAGTTGCGCGACCGGATGCTACTCACGATCACCGACCGGCTAACCAAGCTGGTACTCGGGAACGACTTCGGCGAATCCACCACGCGCAAGGTGAAGCGGCTGAACATCTATTCGGAGAAGCTAGACGCGATGGGGATCGCGGGGGCTACCGTGACTTGGCAGCAGCGTATATGTTTGCCGGCGGATCTCACGGCCGCGGACCTCGACGCGTTCGTCACCCTGAACGCCGACTGGATAAAGGCCCGCGAGGGAAGCGAACCCGATCCCCCCGTCGACACCTACGACGCCACCGATACGATCACCCTGGAGCAACCGCCATGAGCGAGATCAAGATCAAGCCAGCCCGCAAGGGCCTTCGGGTTCGCAAGCCGGCCGGGGGCGACCTGCACCAGCATGGCGAGACCGTCGAACTGGATCGGTTCTGGCAGCACCGCCTGGAACAGGGCCGCGTGGTTACCATGGTGCACGGTGACAAGGGCCGCGTGAAGGCGTACGCCGCCGACCATAAAGACGATCCGATCGTGCACGTGGGCACCGGGGCTACCCGGGCCGCGGAGGAAAAGGAGCGCATGGCCGCGATCGCAAAGAAGGCCAAAGCGGATGAGGCCCGCGCGAAGCGAGCCGCCGCCAAAGCGAAGAAGGCCGCCGAGGCCGACACCACACCGGACGGGGAAGGCTAGACCATGGGAGCCCACACTATGTTCGTAAAGCCATCCCGCAAGGGATTGATCGTTCGGTTCCCTGGCAACGGGAAGCCGCTGAACGAAGACGGCGAGCACGTTCCGAGCAACACCTACTGGGCCAGGCGCCTACGCGATCGCGACGTTGTGGAAGCGAAGCCCCCCACGAAGAAGACTCGAACCCCGGCGAAGCAGCGCCGCGAAACCGTACCGGTGACCCCGGAAGATTCGGAGTAGATCATGTCAATTTCATTCAACGAGATCCCCGCTGACATCCGCGTTCCCGGGACCTACATCGAGGTCGACCCGTCGGCCGCCGGTTCGGGCTCCGCCGCGTTTCGCTTGCTCGCCTTCGGGCAAATGCTCGCCGCCGGATCCGCCGTCGCAGACACCGTGGTCCAGGTCAGTTCCAAGACCCGGGCCGAAGCGCTGTTTGGCCGCGGCTCCATGATCGCGAACATGTGCGCCGCCTTGCTGTTGGCTCACCCGCTGGCGAACCTCTGGGCCATGCCCGTGGACGACGCTGGGGGTGGCACGGAAGCGGCCGGGGTTCTGACCGGGGCAGGTACCGCCACGGAAAATGGCACCGTCCACATGTACGTCAACGGCCGGTACGTTCCCGTCGGTGTTACCAGCGGCGACGATCAGGACGACATCCGCACGGCGATTACCGCCAAGTTTGCGGAAGCCAGCTTCACCGATCTTGAATGCACGATCAGCGACAACGCCAGCCCGGCGCTGAACGACGTGGACGCCAAGCACAAGGGCACGACCGGAAACGCGATCGACATCCGATTCAATCCCAAGCAGGGCCAGTCGTTCCCGGCCGGCTACACGTGCACCGTATCGACGCCGATGGCAGGCGGGGCAACGGACCCCACCCTGACGACCGCGATCGCGAACCTGGGGGACGTGAAGTACAAGGCGATCGCGTCGAACTGGAGCGACGACACGAACCTTGGCGCGATCGAAACCGACCTCGCCACGCGGTGGGGCCCAACCACCCAGATCTTCGGGCACGTGTTCGCCTGTCACGTCGACACGCACGCGAACCTGATCACCTACGGCAACACTCGGAACAGCCCGCACTCCACGGCGATCGGAGTAGCCAACCCCATGACGCCGCCTTGGGTCATGGCCGCCGACCTGTGCGGGGCCGCAGCCAAGTCGCTGGAGATCGACCCGGCCCGGCCGCTGCAGACCCTGGAACTCAAGTCGACCGTGGCCCCTGCCATCGCCGATCGTTTCATCTTCTCGGAGCGCGACCTGTTACTCCGAGACGGGATCGCGACCTTCCGCGTCAGCGATGACGATACCGTCCGCCTGGAGCGGATCGTGACCACGTATCAGACCAACGCCGGGGGCGCCCCGGATTCCTCGCTGATGCAAGTGGAGACGCTTTACACCCTCATGCTGATGCGGGAGGAATTGAAGTCGCGCTTCGATCTGAAATACCCGCGTCACAAGTTGGCCGACGACGGAACCGAGTTCGACCCGGGGCAGGCCGTGATGACGCCGCTTGTAGCAAAGGCCGAGTATGTGGACCTCGCGCGCGCGTGGGAGCGACGGGGTCTCATGGAGAACGTGAAGGACTTCAAAGACGCGATCATCTCCGAGCGCAACGCCGGGGACGTGAACCGGCTAGACGCGTTGCTATCCCCCGACCTGATCAACCAGTTCATGGTTCACGCCGTGCAACTACAGTTCCGCGCGTAACAGTCCCGCGCAAAAGGAAGACCCATGGCGAAAGTAACCGGCGTAAAGTTTGTCCGAATCAACGGCGAGAAGGTCAAGGCCAAGGACGATTCCGTGAACCTGAAATTCGGCGGGTCCACCAAAACGCCAGCGATGGCAAACGGGATCGTGATCGGTGCGTCTTCCAAGGGCACCGCGTCCGAACTGGAGTTTACTCTTGTGCACACGTTCGACGTGGATGAGGAAGCCCTGAACGCGCTGGAAGAAGGCGTGGTAATCGTCGAGACCGACACCGGCCGCGCGTACCTGATGAAGGGTGCGACCATCTCCGACCCCGTGGAACTGAACGGCGGCGAGGGTGAGATGCCGATCAAGATCTTCGGGCAGGAAGTCGAGACGCTGTGAACGAACCGAATCAGATCGTCGACCTCGGGAACGGTACTCTGGAGGTCCAGATCCTCAAACCGTACGAGCCGCTTCCGGAGAAGCTTTCCGAGGACGGGAAGAACGCCATGCGCCAGGGTGAAGTGAGTTCGGTGACGATGGGTGCGATCTACGTGCGGCACCTGATCACGTGCGATCAATATTCGGGAAACGAATACTCCGCGCAACTGATCTCGGAACTCTCCGGCGTTCCCATGTCGACGATCCTCCGCATGCACTCCGCAGATTTCTCGGCCTGTGCTACTGCCGTTGCCCAACAGTTGGGAAAATCCCGAGCCGCTGGCGAAACATAATCGGCCGGCTGGCGGCTCGACTCGGATGGGGCCCGCGTGACTTGGCCGACCTAGACGGCGCGGCCCTGGAATTCTGGGACGGTCTGTTCAAAGGGATCTAGCAAGTGTCCGATCTCAAAATCGCAATCATCCTCACCCTGGAGAACAGGGCGAAGGGTGCTATGCGCGGTGTCGGCGATGAGGCCCAGCGCGCGGGGAAGAAGATCCGCAGTAGCCTGAACGTCGCGGCCGACTTGAACCAAGCCGCGAACGCGGTTAGCCGTCTTAGTGGGATGGCACGCGGCGCACTGGCCGCCCCGATCACCGCGGTGCGTGACTACGGCAAGGGGATCGCCGAGGTCACCACACTGGTTGACGAATCGGCCTTCTCGCAGGCGGAGATCGAGAAGATCGTTCAGGGGTCGGCGGCCACCTACGGCGACTTGAAGGGCCAAGCCTCCGCGCTGTACCAGTCGATCTCGGCCGGCGCTACCACGGCAACACAAGCGCAGGATGTCCTGAACACTGCTAACCGCCTTGCGGTCGGCGGTGTCACCGATACCACGACGGCGGTCGACGGGCTCACGACGGTCCTTAACGCCTACGGTTCGTCGGCTGGCTCGTCCACCGACGCGGCTGACACGTTCTTTGTGGCAGTTCGGGAAGGCAAAACTACCGTCGGCGAACTCTCGCAAAACATCGGCACCGTGGCACCGATCGCGGCGACCCTGGGGATCACGTTCGACGAGACGGCGGCGGCCCTCGCCACGATGACGAAACAGGGGATCAATACCGCGAACGCGTCCACGGCCCTCAACGCCACGATGGTCGAACTGCTGAAACCCTCGAAGGCCATGCGCGCGGAAGCCAAGCGGCTCGGGGTCGACATCTCTCGCGCGGCCATCGAGGAGAAGGGGCTAGCCGGGGTCCTCGATGGGGTCACGAGTTCGGCCAAGTTCAATCAGAAATCCATGGGGCGGCTGTTTTCCAACGTGCGCGCCTTGAAGGGTGCGCTTGCCCTGACCGCGAACGATGGCGAGATATTCTCCGACACCCTCGAAGCGATGGGCGGCAAGGCGGGGGCCGCTGGCGTTGCGTTCGATAAGATGGCCGGCTCCGTTGACTTCCGATTGAAGCAACTAGACGCGCAAAAGGATCTGGTCCTGGTAGAACTCGGGGACGCGCTCGTTCCGATCCTGGAGGAGATGGTTCCGGTTTTGCGGGAGTGGGCCGGGATCGTTCAGTCGCTCGCAAAGAGCAATCCGGATCTTGTGCGCTCCATGGCGAAGATGCTGGGCGTGGTAGTGGTCGCCGGCCCACCGGTCGCGGCTCTCGCTCTGGCGATCTCGTCGGTGAACACGATCGCCAAGCTAACGCGGCTCACGATGATCCCGCTCGGGAAAGGGATCGAAGCGGTAAACAAAGGGTTCGCGGCGACGGAAGCGTCTAGCAGCACCGCCGTAAAGGGCGCGGGTCGGGTCGCGGCTGGTGTTGGGATCCTATCCGCCGCGCTGGTAGGGTTTCAGTTCGGTACGGCGCTCGATAAAATGTTCGGGATCTCCGACAAGCTATCAGGCGTCACGCACAAGCGCGGGGCCAGGGGTGCCCCGGTGACGCAGGAATCCCTGAACGATGAGGAGAAGCTACGCCGCCGCGCACTCGTGGAAGAAGTGGAGGCGGCTCGCGTGAAACAGGACACGAATTCGACTTCGTTTGGCGTACGCAAGTTCAATCCAAACGTGGTCCGGCGGGAGATCAGGTTCGCTGAGGACAAGCTGCACAGGTTCGACGCGGAGGCCAAAGCCAGGGTGGTGAAGGCCACGGCCGAGGCCAACACGGAAGGCGCGTTAGGTGAGGACGAACGGATCAGCGCGCGTCAATCGGTCGTCGAGCGAGCGCAGGCGGCCGGCGGGATCTCCAACGTCGGTGGAACGATCCGGCTGATCATGCCCCCCGGCGTGAAGGCCGAAACGATCGAACAGTCGGGCCCCGTTGACATCGCAACCGAGAACGGACCGGAGGCAATCTAAATGGCGTTCGACTTCACGCAACTGCTAGACGCGTCACTAGACGGTGTTCCGTTCTACGTGAACCGCGGCTCCCGCCAAGGTGGACGCCGGACCATTACGCACGAGTTCCCCGGGCGCGAGGACGACGGCGAGGGGGAAGACCTTGGGAAGCTTCCCACCAAGTTTTCGCTCGACGCGTTCGTCATCGGCGCGAACATGCTGTTGGATCGGGATGCGCTGATCAAGGTCCTGGAGGAACCCGGCCCCAAGCTACTCACACACCCGGGCTACGGGGAGATCGTCGTCGACCTTGTTGGCGGCTACCAGACTGACGAGAACCTGAACGAAGGCGTGATTCGGATCTCGGTCAAGCTTACCAAGCACGGCGATCCGATCGTGCCCCGGTTCTTGCTCCCATCGATCCCGGCTGCAGCCGACCACGTGATCGTGCTAACCGAAGTCGACTTCGAGAAAAAGTGGAAGCCGAACGGGTTTCGGTCCTCGCTTCTCCAAGCGCTGGGGCAGGTCAATGGCGCGCTCCGGAAGGTACGCGGCAAGATCAATTCGGAACTCGCTTTCCTCGACGACCTCGCGGCCGAGTTCGACGAACTGGATCGGAACCTCGCCAGCCTCATCGATACCCCGAACCTCCTGGCCGCCAAGCTTACCGGGCTCACCGCGTCGATCTTCGGGTTGCTCGGTACGATCTCCGATGCTCTCACGGCCTTCGAGCGCCCCCGCCTGGCGTTGGAAGTCGGCGAGGATATGATCACGTTCGCCACCACGGAAGACGCTGGGGAGGCCACCACGCCGCGCAGGCTGGAACAGGCCGCGAACCTGGCCGCCGTCAACGAGATAGCCAACCGTGCGGCCCTCGGCGAACTCGGGCGGAGCCTGGAGACCATGGAGCATGAGAGCGCGGCGGATGCGGTGTTCACCCGCTCCGAGTTCACCCGGCTGGCCCGCCTTGTCACCGACGCCGAAGAGATCGAAGGCGAGACCTACGATGCGATCGAGACGGTCCGGGCTGCAGTGTCGCGCGACCTCACGCAGAATTCCCAGGCGGCCCCCGTGGTGTTCGAGTTCGTACTCCGCGCCCCGACTCCCGCGGTCGTTCTGGCTCAGCGGTTCTACGGCGACGCGTCACGGTGGGAAGAGATCGCCAGACGCAACGGCGCGGAGAACCCCCTAATCCTCCCGCCCGATGTAACGCTGGAAGTCGTGCTTGATGGTAGCACCTGACATCCGGATCGAGATCGGGGGCGAGCGGTTCACCACGTGGAAGGACTTGCAGATCGTCCGGGGCTTCGCCGAGATGGCATGGTCGTGGCGCGCGTCGTTTTCCGATGGTTGGTCGCAGACCTCCCGGCCGTTCCCGTTCATCGAGGGGCAGGAGGCGATCGTGAGCCTGGGGAACGAGCAACTGATTGACGGCTATCTGGAGGAACTCTCCGGATCCTACGATGCGAGGACCCACCGGATCGA